CAACGCCGTTTATGTTATTTACGTCAGACGAGGCAGAGTAGCCTATGACAGTAGAGCCTAGATTCCCAGCGGCAGAGTTAGCGCCTATGGAAATAGTATGACTGTGACCAGCGTCTGCTAATCGCCCAATCGCAATGGCGTTCTCGTCATTTGCCTCTGCACCGTGACCAATGCCTATCGCGTTTGTCCCAGTAGTGGTTAATTGACGCCCAATAGCAATGGAGTCAGTAGCGGTTGCAGACGCAATGTAACCAATAGCAATACCTTGTGCGCCTGACGTTACCGTTTGATAGCCTAAACCTACGCCATGACCGCCGGTAGTGTTTGCTTGATAACCTATGGCAATGTCGCTTTCTATTCCATTAAAAGTTGTAGCGGAATGACCAATGGCAATTGTTGATCCTGACCCTGTGGCTTGAGCGTCTTTACCTAAAGCAATCGACCCTAATCGGGCGGCATCTGAGTCGGCTCCTATAGCAATAGCTCCTAAATTATATGAGCTAGCGTCATTGCCTATGGAAATAGAGTCAACAGCATTTGCCTGCGCTCCATGTCCAAGTGCTGTGGAGGATTCTGCGGTAGCTTGGGACGAGTACCCGAGAGCCGTAGCGTAAGACCCGTTATCAGCTAAAGAATCTCTACCGATAGCTACTCCAAATTGACTGCTATAGACTCTCGCGTTGTTACCAATAGCCACACCATCATTTAGATTTACTGCCGCCGCATAACCAATAGCAATTCCTCGGTCGCCGGGAATAGTTAATAGTCTTCCTATAGCTATTGAGTCACTTCCACTTGCCTGAGCTACATAACCAAAAGCAATCGAATTATTGCCGCTGGCTTCAGCAGTATCGCCTATGGATATGCTTCGAGATCCACTAGCCGTTGCATTACCCCCTAAAGATATGCCGGATGTTCCAGTGCTTAATGCGCTATAGCCGATTGCGACCGGACCACCACCTGCACCGTTGAGAGTAGAAGCATCCTCACCAATAGCAATTGAAGTGGAAAGTGTAGATTGCGCTCCTTTACCAATGGCAATGGATCGAACACCAGTTGAGTCTGTTTCTTGACCAATGGCAATTGACCCGCCTCCAGAAGCAACCGCATCAAGTCCTAATGCGATATCCCTAGCGGCAGTAGCACTAGCATCATGGCCTAAAGCAATTGAATCTGTGCCAGAAGAAACAGCATCACTACCGATATTAAAGCTGTCTGTATTTGGATCAAATCCGGGTGGTTGAGCGCCTATCTCTTGCAGTGCGCCTTCAACATTATCGGAGGTGTAATAGCCGCCAGCATCTTCAATTGACACATCCTCCGCATCAACATCGGTCGTTACGCCTGCCGCCAAATCAACTGCGCCATTTGCATCAAACTTGATAAACTTGTTTGCGCGAGTAGCCGCCTCGGGTAGCTCCATCGAGATAGAGTCAGAGTCGGTAATAGGCTTGCGGATAGACTGTGAGAATGAGCGATCAGTCTGCTCACCCGCTAACCACAGATCATCAAAGTCGCTGTTTACTTCAGAGGCTAGGAAGTCACCAGAGTTTGTATAGTTCTGTGTGCGAGAGTAGGGCATGTCCCGATACAGGGTCAGTACGTCGCCTGTAGTCGCTCCTACAGTCAGAGTGACGTTTCCACCACTATCATTGCCTACGTTCGACACAGAGTAATTGGTGCCTTCTGAGAGGGCTACGCCGTTCTTTAGTACGACAATGTGGCTCTTGTCTACGATCTCGAACGTATACGCAAAGACCGTCTGACCAGAAGTCGCGGAATATTGGTTACGGCTTGTGTTGTCTGCTACGGTCATATCAGCGTCCCAGTAGTTTCTCTACTCTTTGCTCTTGTGCGAGCGTGATTTGGTTCGTTAGCGTCTCATCCTCTGCCAACATCTGTGCTTGTGCCATGTCTCTGTATGCTGTGAATACTGATTTTACCATTAAAGACTTACCACCTTCAGGCCCATCGGTAGCATTTTTGTAACTACGTGTATCAAACATGGATCTAAGCTGTTCTTTCAAAGACATCTGAGCCTCGATGCCGCTATACAAAAGCACATAGCGATCATATTGCTTGGCGTCTAACTCAATGCCTTGGATCTGCCTGCGAGGCATTCCCACAGATACCTGCTGGCGCACCATCTCATCGGCAATAGGATCGTCCTTTACTGTAGATGCGTAGATGGGCGACATAATATCGGGGCCAATACCGCCTTCTAATACGATGGGTTCGCCAAATATATTTCTACGCGGAGGAAGGTCGTCGGAGTACCCCGGTAAGCGTGACTTAATACGATCAATGTAACCGTATGTAGCACTCATCTCCGGGCTTAAATTGCGCTCAATGTTTGCAACAAATGAAGGAACAACGGAGCTAGCCATACGCTGTAGATAGCGGTCCAGCTTGTAGTTCTTAGCCTCGGGGTCTGTGCTTGCGCCAAAGAAAGCATCGAAGAAGTCAGTCACACCAGACATATACGTCTTACTTGCCATGTTTTGCGCAACCGACAGTGCCGCCGCAGTAGCAAGCTGTGACGCTTCAGCTTCATCCGTTTGACCAATAATTTCTGAAACATCTGCCGACAAGCCTAGCAATGCACCCACAGGATCAAGGCGGTTGTATGCGTAATACTTATCGCCAATCTTGATCGAGTATGGTTGCCAGCCAGTAGCCCGCATGATGTTTCGCATCTTGGGATTGGTTGGCCCAGCACCTGTTACCGATCCGCTCAATACGAGATCAGCAGATACAGCCATTAACATCGAGCCAGAAATCAGCTTGCCTAATGCTAAGTCACGACGTGCGCCACCTGCCGCAATCTCTTCGCGGAATGCGCTAGACAGCGGAGCTAATGGAGTGCGCTCAAAGGTATACGACATGATGTTCACAGGCGTCCGAACAAACGGCATGACCACACGAGCGTATGGGATGTTATTACGCACCTGCTCAACGGCCTTGCCAGTCTTGCCTAGCTGGTTAGTAAAGGTCTGATAGCGTGACGCATCGACTGCCGCTTGCTTAATGTTCTCGGGCGGGTTCTCGATGATCTCAATGACCCGCTTTGCCGCCGCCTGATCGCGTAAGCCTTCGTTAAATGTTTGGCGGTAGGCTTGCGAGTACAGCTCCATACGGTAGCCGATAGCCTTAAAGAACTCATCTCCCGCTGTTAGTAGACGACCGGGGACGCGTATCGCTTCACCCATATAATCAGCAAAGCGACCAGCAGGGCCAGCAATGTTAAGGTTCTCAGAGGTTACAGCTCGAAACTTCTCAGCCTCTACCTTCTGCAATGGATCAGTAGGCTCTCCGGTCTTCAGCACATTCCACGCTAATCGGAAGCCATCACGCGCGCCATCGACCACACCTTTAAGTTGTGCAGACGTTTCGCCGGGCGGTATGTTTCCACCAATAGAGCTTGCGATTTTTCTCTCACCAACAGTAAGTCCAACGACCATGACGTTAGATAGTATGTTGACCATGTGAGTCGTAGGCGACGACAGCAAGCCGTTAATCCACACCTCGTAAAGCTGGTCTTTGGTAGTGGCTCTGTTCGCATCCTTAACAAAGCGACCAATCTGAGCTGGGTCATCTAGCTCTGACAGCATAGCCGCCATGTCACGCGATACAGCTTCGCCGCCTGTAGTCTGAAGCGCCTCTTTAATCATGCGCTCTTGCTCTCGTGAGCTTGCCGCCACAACTCTAAATGACTGCAATGCACGACCAGCCTCAGCCGTCATACCTGACACTTGTGCTTGAATGGCTCGGTGTTGACCCATAGCCCTGCGGAATAGTGCAAGGTCCATCTCACTACCGTTCTTAGCCGCACCAGCCAACTTAACTAGGTTCTCGCCAGACGCCACGAGGATTTTGCGAGCCGCTAGGATCTGTTCCGCGTTGAATGCTGAACCCTGCCGACGTGCTAACAAGTCTTCGACAGTCATGCCAAGGTCGTCTGCTAACTTTGGAAGGTCTTGATTGGTAATCTTTTGACGACGCGCATCGTTCATATTCGGCGCATCAGCCCTAGCTACCTCGTCAATAAGGGTTGATACATCCTCAGTGGTATTGAGGTTAGCAAGATTGATATTGCGAGCCGCTTCTGGTTCCGCATCTGTGGCACCCATCTTGAACTCAGGTACGCGGATTGTAGGCTGTACAGCTTCAGCCGCCTCATCAAACGGAATGTACTCTTGACCGGGCGGCATCTCACGAGGGGTTGGCATTCCACCCTTCATGGTAGCCATAGCCTCTTCGATCATCTGCTCGACTGGCTTACCTTCCGCTTCAGCCGCCTCTACAAGCGCCCTGCGGCTCTTCACAAGGCGAACACCTTGTATCAAGCTATCTGCGGCTCCGCCAAGCGCAAGTCCTTCCACGGCGTTTTTAAACCGTCCCTCGGCGTCTGTATCTTCTGGGCCAGCCGCAAGGTATTCCGTGATTGGGTTCTGTAAAGAGGGTACGTCTTGGATAAGGTTAGACAGTCGCTCTTCTTGCGGATCGAACACTGTAGCGTCAGCAATAGCACCTGCCGTTGCTGGAGCCGCAACACCTGTAACACCAAGCGCCTTGACGCCGCGCAATGCTGGAATGAAGCCAGTAAGGAACTGACTGATAGCACGTACACCTGCCCCCGTTACGGTGCGAGGATCGGCTTCAATCTCAAGATACTCAGGTTCCGCTCCGCTAATAGTGCCTAGCGGAATAATGGACTCCATCATACGAGCCGCTTCAGCAGTCGCATCCAAGAAACCAGCAACCGCCTGACGTGGCGCTTCGATCAATCCACCAGCAATATCACTAATCGCAGGTATTGTGACCTCGCGAGCAAAGCGTTCAGCCCTTGCAGGTATAGCCTCAAAAGGTGTCATCGGTTGTTGATCAACCTGAGCCTTCATCATGGCTCGGTCGTATGGCGATAGGTCTGCGCTTTGTCGTGCATCAAGCACCTTGCCGGTAGCGTCATCGTTTTCAAACGTAGGCATACGCATTGGTGGACGCGGCTCAGTGGTCAAGCTCATAGACTCAGCGGCTTGTGCGTCTTGATTAGCCAGCATAAGGCCAGCCATCGGCAACGCTATGCCATATTGGCGCGATATCTCAATGATGCGTGGATCAAAAACTACAAAGTTACTCGTACCGCCTTCAGTCTTACGCGACATACCATCGGCATACCTAATGCCTTTTATGCCAAGCTCTTTCGCTTTTTCTGTGGCTTGCTTTTGTGCTTCTTTGCCTGTGGCTTGAGGCGCTAGTCGGTAATACGCAAACTCACCTTTAGTGTTTTCATCAACGCCCTCAAGTTTTAGCAATGCGTCTCGTATCTTTGGCGGCTGTTCTGCTACTGGCTTGTCCCAGTTAATTAGGTCATCTTGACCTGCTTGAATTTTAACCTCATACATTGCGCCTTCTGGCTTAACAAACTCCATTCGCGGCTGAATGTATGTCTGGAAGAATCGCTTTTCTTCTGGATCAAATGACATGACAACGTTTGACAAGTCACTGGCGGTGCTTGCTTGACTCATATTGCCCAAGACGTTATCTAAAATCTCTTGGCTTCTAACCAAATCATAAACGTCATTTATGTCTACGCCAGTTTCTTCTCGAACTGCTTCGTTCAACTCTGGGCTAAAAGCATCAAAGTCTCTAGTTGTTTCTTGACCCTTAAATGTTGCATCAACCAACCTATCTAGTGCGTCATCAATCTCTTTACGTTTCCCAGCGGGGACAGCAGACAAATATGTTTCTTTAAATTCAATAACCGAATCGTCATCAACAAATTCTTCATATAAATCTGAAAAGCGATCTCGAATTTCGCCTGTATAAACAAGGTCAGCAGGTTTGCCCTCTACTTCAATGCGAGGGCTGGTTAGCGCTTCTTTGTATCCGCGAGCAACATCTTCAGCCTCAGCAAAATATAGGCCATAGCCATATGCCTGTGCGCCTTCGCCTGTGCCAATCGCACTGAAGTCGAATTCCTCAAACTTGTATGGGCTACCGTGATAAGCCTTAAAGCCTGACTTAACCTTTGGTTGTGGCTTATCGAAATAGGACATCCCAGGACCAGTCATACCTGTAGCTTCATTGAGATATCTGCCAAATGCAGATTTAAGCTGAGGCGATGGATCAAAACCCTCTAAGCCACCTTCATCAAACAACTGAACAAATACGTCGTCTATACGATCAAAACCTAAGTAATCATCCCGCTCTAATGCGCGTAATAATCTTTTTGCTTCTGGCCCAACAGTAAGCTCATTAATGTCAAATTCATCAATGTATGCACCAGCTTCTAACCCAGAATCGCTAACCTCTTTGGCAAACGCTTCTCGCGCAACAGATCGAGCAACTTCATCTTTATAGGCTGGAGAGCCAGACCGAGAGATACCTTCGGCAACTTGAGTTATTAACTTACTAACCATTATTGTCCTCTCTTAATATCAGCCATCATGCTCTCAAAGTTTTCCATACGCTGTTGCTGTGTCGTCAACAATTGGAATCTTTCGTCGTATTCGGATTTAGTTAGGGTTCCTATCTCAGCCTCAAGTTTTTCAAACTCTCTATCAAAGTTCTTTCTGAGAATGTCATCAACAGACACTAGATTCAATGCCACTGCCTCCGGTGCCTCACCTGCCAAAACTCGATTATCAAACTCAAACATCAAGAATATTGCCCGCTCTTTGTTCTCGCCAGTAATGTTTCCAAGCAAGTCGGTAGTAGCCACGTTGTTTTTTAAGAAAGTTCGAAAGCGGTTGGCTGTTGCCGTGTTTAATATTGGCTCTTCGCCTAGCGTAGTTAATAGCTCTTGCGCCCTAGATCCGGTAAGCCGAGTGCCAGTGTTGGCAATAATCAAGTTACGCGCCGCTTCTGGGTTCTGATACATCTGCGTCTGGATGTCATAGATCAGATTGAAGTCATCAATACCTTGACCGCGAGTGTTCATTACGTTGGTCAGTGTAGTCAGTTGTGACTGTGTGAGATTGCCAGCCATAGCAGTGCGTGTAATGTCGCCTACGTCGGTTTCGCCGTTAATCAAGCCAACGTACAGGCTAGTGAAGTTCTCGCCTTGACGGGCCTTCAGTGCGTCCTCAGCTTGCTTCTCTTGAATGTTGGTCAGTGATATGTACTCATTCAAGTCAGCACGTAGGACATTCGCCAGCTCGTCCTGCTGGTCTAGCGTGAAGTTACTAACAGGCGTCTCAGCTACCGCATTGATAAACTCAACCGCCGCATAAGCACCACGATTCTTGATAAGAGCTTGCAATCCACCTCGGGCCTTCTCGCCTTCAGTAGCTACTATAAGGTTCTGCTTGGCAGTTTCAGCCGCCGCCGGAGTCATCGTTCCAGCTTCAACGCGAGCATCAAAGGCAGAAAACGCATTCATACGACCAATCATTGCCGACTCATCATCACCGATACGTGCCGCCTTCAGTGCGGCCTCGGTTGCTGTTTGACCGGAGCGAATCAGTGTGTCATCTGCGTTCTTGAGGTTCTTGGCTGTCTGAGATTGGTGTACCTGTGAGCGGGCGCTGGTAATCATCTGATCCATTGACTGATTAATCAATGGTCTAAATTCTTCGGCTATGTTCTGTGTTACGCCATTCCGATACGCATTGACAGCTTCATCAAACGCATCAATGTCATCAGGGTTGTCAGTAAGTAGGCGATTGACATTCTCTCGCGCATCGTTATCAACGCCAGCAACGTAAGCCTTTGACAGTGCATTGTTGTATGCCTGATCA